ATGTAAAGATGCCTGGTTCTGCTGTTATAGAATACGGCAAGATAAAAACCTTTGTATCATCTGCCCCAGTTTGGACTGATGAGAAAGAGTTTGGTATTAAAAATTTTCATTTAAAACTCACCGATAATTTTCTGAATGTATCTACTGAAAATAAACATATAAATGGTAAGATATCAAAAGGTAATCTTAAATTAAAGATATACGACGTTTATAATGTACGTACACCGGCTAGCAGCAGTGATGTTACTTTTACCATTAATTCTAATATATTTAGAACTGCTACTAGTAAGGTTTTATACGCTATAAATCCTTCTGATACAAGAGCGTTTTTGCAGGGAATGAATATAACTTTTGATTCAAAGGAAATATGTTTTGTAGGTACTGATGGTCAGCGATTATCTGAATATAAAGTTAAGAACATAAGTGATTTGCCCGAAGGCGTTTTTTTACTTAAATATGATTTTGTTATGGGCTTAAGGCGTCTGGTGGACTCAGGCCATCAACTAATATTTGAGTTCGATAAGCACCACGTTAAAGTTGTGTTTGATAATGTTATGTTTTGGGGCAGGAATGTAATAGGGCATGAGTTTCCAGATTATAAATCTATTCTTCAGTCTTTCGAACACACTGTTGTGATGGATAAAGAGATACTGTTAACTTGTCTATTACCATTTATAGACGTATTGAACTCTGATGACAACTATCGTCTTACATTTTCTTTGGTCAATGGGCAGATGTCTTTAAAGTGTGATGTTGCTGATTTTGTTTATGATGGTAAGATTGATTTCGAGGACGAATTCATTATAGATGTTAATGGTCAGTTTATGATACAGACTATTGAGGCTATAAAAGATGATTTAATTAGTATTAATTTTTCTAATGCTAAGGGCCCTATAATTTTTAATTCTAATAATTTTGAAGATCAGGCAGGTCTTATAGCCCCCTTAAGGAGGAGATAGGTTTTTGGATTCACAAGGTTTTTTGGATAATGTCAAGGAATTGATAAGTGTTTCAGAACAAGAGACATTATTCGATAGTAATATAGAATCACTCGATATACGTTTACAAGAATTATGTATAGGTTTTTTGAAGGATCGTGGTTACAGTGTTAGAGTACCTGGAAAATATCCCGTAAACATAAAGGAATTGAGAGATTTAGTGTCCTTGTTTTATGGTTTATTAAATGATAAATACCCAAACCATCTACTTCCTAATATAAATTTAAAAAAGGATCTTGCTATCGCGAAACAACTAGTTGAGCACCGTATGGAGGTAGACAGTATAAGCCGTATGGAGGCTTTGAAACAATGTGGCTCTATTATTTTAACCGTATTTAGGAATATTGATGTATTTAAATTTGATGAGCCCCCTACCTTTGGTATATTTAGTAAAAATATGTTTTGGTTCGTTAATGAAGTAATAGTTTTTATGAATAAATATACGACAAATAAAGAATTAATTGAGTTGGAGAAAATCATAGATAAGATAGATGCCAGAATAGAAGAGCACTATTCTGGTGGTGGTTATTCATTAAATGCATTGGATAAAATGAGAGAAAGGTTGGATAATAGATATGGCAAAAAAAAGTTCTAAGAATGAAAAAACAAAAGTTGTAGATGATAGCTTGAGCATAATAAAGAAAGCTATTTCTAAAAAATACGGCAACGTTATATCAAAATTAAGTGATCATGAAGATATGATTATAAAGACCGTGTCTACAGGTTCAATTAGTTTAGATGTAGCATTAGGACGAGGTGGTATGGCTTTGGGCAGAATATATGAAATATTTGGTCCTAATAGTGGAGGAAAATCCACTCTAGCTGCTAATGTTGTTATACAAGCGCAAAAAAGAGGCATGAGATGTTGTTATGTTGATGCAGAACACGCCGTAGATCCTCTTTTATTTAAGAGTTATGGTGTTGACATAGAGAAATTAGATCTTATACAGGCGTTCAATGGGGAAGAAAACTTAGATGTGTTGGAGATGTTGATTTCTTCTGGTGAATATAGAGTAGCTGTGATAGATAGCGTTAGCTCTTTAATTCCCAGTGATGAAGCCGGCGCAGAAATTAGTGACGATCATATGGGTCTTTTAGCCCGTTTGATGGGTAAGGCTACCAGAAGATTTACACCGCTAGCAAATCGTACAGGATGTTTAATGATATTTATAAATCAATTACGTATGAAAATTGGTAAATATGGTAATCCAGAAACGCCAACTGGCGGAGAGGCTTTACCATTTTACGCCACAGGTCGAATTTCTATCCGCGGGCCGGAGGTAAAGACTAGGCGTATTGTGGATAAGAAGACGGGTGATATTATTGGTCATATTACAGAATTCGAAGTTGTAAAAAATAAATTAGCAGCACCGTTTAAGAAAGCCTCAATAAATTTAGTATACGGAAAGGGTTATGATGTACATTGGGAGGTTTTGAACTTGGGTGTTGATTTGGCTATTATTGATAAGACAGGTTCTTGGTTCAAATACAATTATGAGAATTTTGCCAATGGTGAGGACGGCGCAGTTGCTTTTTTAAAAGATCCAGAAAATTCAGAAATGTATAATGAGATTAGAGATAAAGTAATAAACATGGTTGGTTTAAAGGATATGTATGAGCAAAATAGCTGATGAAGTATACGGTGTGTTGTTGGATATGTTCCCCAAGGTTTTTAATGATAGGATAGAAAAGGAGGTATACATTAACTATAAAGGACAGAAGTTATTTTTTGACTTTTACATCCGAGGTCTTATGGTGTACATTGAGATCCAAGGACGTCAGCATTTCGAGTTTGTTAAACATTTTCATGGTAATAAGGAAGCTTTCACGGCGCAGAAGAAACGTGATAATTTGAAGATACAGTATGTTGAAGAAAATGGCGCTTGTTTGATTCGATTTAATCATAATGAGAAAATAACGAAAGACTTAGTTAGAAAAAAAATAAATACTGTTTTGGATAGCGGAGGTTGTTTTTATGAGTAATTTGATTGTAAATATCCCCGATAACGAGCGAGAGGATGGTTGTACCAAAGATGCTATAAAGTATAAGAAAGACTGTTGTGATTTTCAATGCTTAGACGACGGTACAATTACCCGCGAGTGTCGTTATTGTAATTTAAGTCTTATGTGCAGACAGACAGACGTTCTGCCTAATGGATCTGTTGTGCCTATGGAAGCTAATTTTTTGCCGATTTTTGACGCAAACAGTATACTTATTGAGTATCAACTCTTTTGTACTGGCATGCATGATTTAAGAGAATTGAAAGAACGAATAGAAGACGATAAAGTTTCATAAGGAGAATATTCTATGGATGCGGAGTTGATGTCTTTTAGTAATGTGCTACCTAATAATGATTTGATGACGGAGATTTGGGCTTTTGATGTTAGAGAATTGGAAGGTGTGCCATCAGTCACTATTAGTAAATACGTTATAGCATTGAGTCAGTGGCTAGTGTATTACAAAGTACAGATAAATGAGGCTAAAGCCCAAAAAAGTCAGCTCAAAAGTGATATAGATTTCTTGGTTTCTACTTGGATGACTCCTGAGTTACTTAAAGAATATAAAACCCAGACGGCAGTAAAAGAATACTTGATAAGAAATAATTCCGAATCTTCTTATATGTACGACAAAATAAAAAAAATAGATTATGACCTAGTAAAGGTTGAGGGAATAGATAAAGCTATTACCGAACTTATCTCGGCGTTTAAACGCGAATTAACCCGTAGAGATAATGAATTATATACAACAAGAATGGAGCGCAAAATATGAGTGACGTGGAGATAAGAGAAATATTTTGTAGGCCCACTGATGAACGGGCTTTATTGTCTTATTGTTTTAGTGATATAGATAAGTTCTATGATTTATGTAGTAAACTAAGTGCGGATACGTTTTTGTATACAGATAACAGTACGTTGTTTACTTTATTCACCGCTCTTGAAAAAGAAGGTGTTAGCTCTTTTGATTTGCCTATGGTTATTAATGTTGCTAATACTATGTTTGGTGGTTTGAGTAGTATAGGTGGTATAGAGTACGTACAGTCAATTAAAGATATGCGTTTGAGTAATAGTAATTTTGATATCTATTTGAAGAATGTTTTAGAGGCACACACAAAATATAAATTATATTGCATATTACATGATGATCTCGACAAGATAAAAAATAACTCCAAATCCGGTATAACTGGTGAAGAGTTGATAGGCAGTTCTGAGCGTAAAATATTGGATTTATCAACTTCAAGTAAAGCAATTAATGAGCCTAAAAATATGTCTGAGGGTTTGAGGGCTATTATAGATCGACGCAAAGAAAATCCAGTTGATCAAGTTGGATTACCCACGGGTTATCATATATTAGATAGACAAATAGATGGTTTAGTACCTGGAACTTTAAATATAATATCTGCCCGGCCAAAAATGGGTAAGAGTTCTCTTTTGTCTAATATTGCTACTTTCCTGTCTTATGTGACTGATGAGACAGTACCTATATTATATGTGGATACTGAGATGTCTTTTAGTCAGGTACAGGATCGCATTATGGCGAATATGTCGGGGGTACCTGAGCGTATTATAAAACACGGCGGTTATAGCTCTGAAGACTACAGTAAACTTGTCAGGGTGGTTGATATTATCGAGAAGGGTAAATTATTCCATGAATATATGCCTGGATATAGTATAGATAAATTAACAACTTTATATAAGAAATACAAATTGAAACATGGCATTGGACTTATGATATTTGATTATATAAAGGAACCTATATCTACGAGTTTGAGTGCTCAAAGGAAAGAATATCAAATTCTAGGCGATGTTACTACTAGTTTAAAGGATTTATGTGGCTCTTTGGACATACCTTGTTTAGCAGCGGTTCAAGTAAATAGAGAGGGCGCTGTAGCAGATAGTGATAAAATAGTCAGATACGCCGATACTATTATGGAGTGGACATATAAAACACAAGAAGAGATAGAAACGAAGGGTATTGTCGGCGGTCAGTACAAATTAGTCATAAGAGAAACTCGTCGTGGTGGCATGACCCCTAAAGAAGGCATAGGTTATTTATTTAAAAAATCTATATTGAGTATTAAAGAAGCTGAGCCGCCGGATCAGATTATAGATTATAGCAATAAAATAGTGAATTATGGAGATTCAGGTGATGACACAATTTTGTAGGGATGATCGATTTAATTTTAAATATAAACTTGATTACTTAAAAGATTCTGTGGATCCAAGATATCTAGTTGAATCTTTGGGTATAGTTATTAGTAGAGAAACACCAAAAGAATTACGGGGTAGTTGTGCTGTTCACGGTGGTGACAATGTTACTTCGTTTAGGTTTAATAAGGAACGAAAAACTTGGGTTTGTTTTTCACACAAATGTCATGATATATTCGGTAACGATGTTATTGGTCTTATAAGGGCTATGAAAAAAATAGATTTCATGGCGGCAGTAGAATATTTGAGCAGTCTTGTGGGGGATTTTGGTTCTGTAGAAAGTCTTAAATATAGAATGGAGAAAGAGCGCCGAGAATTTATAAAGTGTGTTAAGTCGGATTTTTATAAACACCCAAAGGTTGATGATGAGAGGCTCATAAAGTATATGGGTTTTAGATCTGATTTATTTAAAAATGAAGGTTTTACAGATGAAGTTCTTGACTATTTTGAGGTAGCTGGTGGATACAGGACAAGTGATAACTTGCTAAGGGATATTATTCCAATTAGGGATATAAATAATAATCTTGTCGCTTACAGTCTAAGAGATATTCGCACTAATGCCGATTATGATTCTAAGTATTGGCTTACGCCAGGGTTTAATAAAGATTTAATTTTATATAATTTAAATAAAATTATACCTATAGATGGCCCCTTAATTGTGGTTGAAGGGTTCAAGAGCGTGTGGCGGTTATATCAATACGGGATAAAAAATAGTGTTTGCGTTATGGGCTCTAAAATAACATTGGGCCAACAAAAATTACTATGTACCCACGCCATGCACGGGGCAGTTTTATTATTTGATAATGATATTCCCGGCGTGGAAGGCGCTTTGAATGCTTATGCTGATTTAAAAAATAAAATTGATGTAGATGTGGTTTTTATAACGGAGGTAGATGCTAATGGGAAAGGACTAGATCCCGCGGATTTATCTCATGATGAACTTTATGAATATCTGGAGAGGTATATATGATAGGAGAGAATTTTGTTAGTTTAACCGGTTTTATAATCAACCCGTCTTTTAAGCAGGTTGGTGTGAATAATAGTAGTTTATTTACAGCCCAGATTGCTATACCAAACGGTACTGATAAGAATCAGTATGTTAAAATAACTGCTTGGGGTGGTACAGCGGAGGGTTTGAATGATTTACCTAAAAATGTATTTGTTAAGGTCCATGGTTACATCGAAGAGCGCTCATACGATGGTAGTTGTAAACATTGTGGCGGCCCTGATAAAAAATATTGGACAAGTGTGGTCGTTAGTAATTTTATTTTAGTGGAGGAATAATAAATGAAGGGATTTATGGTAGATAATTTACCTACATCATTGGTTGATTTGTCAACTGATAACACTATTATTGGTATGCCTACTATGGTTATGTTTCCTGCCGGAAATTATTGTTTTAAGGTTTCGGAAGATAGGCACACAATAACTATACCGCGTAGAGGAGACTACAAGGATGTCGCACCAGAAATTTTTGCTGATAGTGATGAGAAGTTCGAAATTTGTGATGAGAAAAATGGTGTAGTCTACTTGGCAGCTTTAACTAAGGTATTGTTTGCAGCTAATAAATATCCTGATTTGGAAGAGGGACAGTTTTTCGCGCCTATGTTTTTGTTGGTAGATGAGGATACTATAAGTATCGTAGGGCAAGTATTGTCAGTTGTTTCTGATGAACTCGTAGCAGATCTTAATAATAAATACACATTTGACGAGTCGGAAAGTGAGGATGAATTGTCATGATTTGTTTTAATTGTGATTATGATGGAGAATGCTCTTTTTTTAATGAATCTTTTCCTTGTATGCATTGTGATGTTGAAAACGTAATAGAATATAATCTATGCCCTAAGTGCGGTATTTTGTGGAGATCTATTAATGATAAAGTAATAGAAGAATCGAAAGTTGGATCAGATGATTTTAGAGATTTTGCTTCGTTTATTACTGGCCAACCAGACACACTTCCCAATGATTTACCTCCAGAGGCTCTGGAATTTTTGAAGGAAATAGACGGGTATTTGGACAAGGTTGAGGCTGGTCATTATGGCGGGGGTTCTAATTCTATGGGTTCTTATATACATAAATGTTTGAACTGCGATTCCACTGCGGTAGATGTATCAGGTCAAACTCATAGATGTACTGAGTGTGGGTTTACCTGGGAGGTATATTAGTTTTGATTAAAGACTATTATAAAATATTGGGAGTTGATAAAAAAGCAGATAATGATGCTATAAAGAAAGCTTTTAGAGAGTTATCTAAGAAATATCATCCAGATGTTGGTGGTTCAGAAGAGGAATTTAAAGAAATAAATGAGGCTTACTCTGTATTGTCTGACCCATTAAAACGTAAACAGTATGACAATCCTACAGTAGGGCATCCTTTCAGGCCTGGAAATCCTTTTGGTGATATGTTTTCTTTTAGACAGCCTAATCCAAATGCTCCTCGTAAAGGTAGACCTATATTTATAGAGAGGGAGTTTCCTCTGAGTTATTTCATTTTCGGCGGAATAGTTGAGGTGCCTGTTTCTTTTACTGACAGTTGTCCTAATTGTGATGGCACTGGTGCAGAAGAAAGAGAGGGGTGTTCTAATTGCGGTGGTTCTGGTCATGTAATGGAATCCAAACAGGATGGTAATGTATTTATGCAGACTTCAAGAGGTTGCCCTGTTTGTTTAGGTCGGGGGTTTACTGTCGTTAAAAAATGTGATTTGTGTAATGGTTCGGGTATGGCACCGGCTGATAGGGTATACACAATTGATGTTCCAGCGGGAGCTACTGATAATTATACTGTAGGTCTAAATGGTGTTGGTGCCTCAGGTCTACATGGCGGCCCGGCCGGTGATGTTGTAGTAAAACTACATATAAAAATGCCAAAAGTGGCTGATTTAACTGAGGAGCAGATAAAGGTTTTGAAGGAGCTATGAGATGAGGAAATATTATGTAGAGAACATAAAACAACTTGATGAAGGTTCCGGTAAAGCCGAACCTTAAGAATATTCATGCGTAGTAATAGTAGCCCACCATGGGGAAGGATGGGATGAATATAGAATGTTTACAGGGGCCAAATGACAGAAAAAGATATTAAAAACATAGAAGAAATAAAACTTTTTTTGGAAGAGAACAATATCGAATATTCTACCGAACTTAATAATTTTTGTTTGTTCTATAACGATCCGTCCGGAAGAAGGATGCACGAGATTGAGTACGTACCGTCTTTAGATTTTCCTATTGCCTACCCAAAATATGGGATAGATGGGGTTGATAAGGACTACTTTTATAGAAAGTCCGTTGATGCTGAAAAAAATAATTCATTTAAGATGTGGATTAAAGATTTTGAATGGGAAGATAAAAGAAAAAATAGTGTGTTGAAGTCACAAATATTCCATGCTTATGGAATAACTCCTAATAAATTTTATGCTAGAGATTGTGAAGTTAGAGAAGTGTGGCCGAAGGAAGGTAGAGCGTTTGAAGAAGAAAATTGTTTTTATGGTAAGAGGGGCGCTAGTTTAAGTTTGGGTTTATATCTTAAAAAAGATAAGAATGGATTAAAGAAAAATACATTATTAATGTCGTATAGCTATGGTAGAAACTTTTTTGGGAAAACAAATGATATAATAGAGGTAATCAGGGTTGGTACTCTGAAATTTT